TTTCAGTATTTCAGAGTATAGGGGAGGGGAGAGTTGTTTGCAAATAGTGTGCAAATAAGAAAGCCACCTCATTGTTTTGTCTCTGTAAGTGGCTCAGTATCTTTGCGATCCCGAAGGGATTGCTCGCTACGCTTGCGGACCCATGAGGAGGCTACTACAAAACAAACAATGCCGCCCCGCATTGGGCAGGGCTTTCATTTTTTGCTTTCATGGCAGATTGCATGCCTGCCGGCCTGTTTCGCCATTAAAACAAACAATGCTCCTCCCGGAGCATTGTTTGTTTTGTGATCCCGAAGGGATTGTTCGCGACAAGTCGCTCACGAGCTCGTCGTTTCACTCCTCGGTTCAAACCCTCCACCGCTTCTGTTTGAGCCCCTTCGGATATCAAAAAGGCGCTCTAAAGCGCCTTTTAGTGATCCCGAAGGGACTCAAATCACTTAATTTTCTTTAATAATAAGCATTAAATTAACTAAAGCATTTTTAAGCTAAATGCGGGAATCCGCACTATTTCAGGGTATATTTTTACAGTCAACTATTAAGTGTTATTAAATTATATTAACAAAATGTTGTACAATTGTTGTACATTTCTTATTTTTGTATTCAGAAACCCAAAAGGACTCAAACCATGGCAACCCTTAATTATTATGTAAGAGCAAAGAAGTCAGAAACTGCTCCTATTTTCATCCGGCTCAGTGCTGGCAGAGGCAAAGATCTTATCATTAAATCCGGCCTGGTTGTGGATGCTGACAGATGGAGCAATAAGAAACAATCTGTCAAATTATATACAGAGACAAATAAATCAGAAGAAAAATTGATGCATAGGCTCAATGATCTCCGTGAACATATTATGGGTGAGTATAAAGAGCTTTATGGCGCACCCACAAAGGAATGGCTTTCAGACGCTATCACTCAGTTTTTTTCTCCCAGGACTGGCAAGGCAAAAACCCTGAATGATTATATAACTGCATTTATTGCTGAAGCCAAAAAGGGGAAGAGGAATAACAAAGACGCAATGAATTATTCTCCTGGCACGGTTCGTTCCTGGGCGGGATTTCAACGTATTTTCAATGAGTACCAGGGGGTATATACTGAGGACAGGTTTGCAGAGATCAGAGAGAACGGCAAGAATCCCAGACCGGTAAAGAAACTTGACTTTGATGATATTGACCTGACTTTCTATGAAAGGTTCAAGGCTTTCCTGACAAGTGAGGGATATAAACCAAATACCACTGGGAGGTTCATTAAGAACCTCAAATATTTCATGCAGAAGAGTCTGGACGAGAAGCTGCACAACAGCAGGGATTTCCAGAATAAATCAGTTTTCAGGGGTATAGCCGAGGATTCCTTTTCAGTTTACCTGACAGAAGCAGAACTGGATAAAATCTATAAAAAGGATCTTCAACAGTTCCCTCGAATGGAACTGGCCAGAGACGCTTTTATTGTTCTATGTGAAACAGCCTTAAGGGTAAGCGACTATCCAAAAATAAACTTCAGCATCCGCAAAGTAGGGAAGGTGAATCTTATCTATATCACACAGACCAAGACAGGCGGAGAAGTTGTCATTCCACTTTCAGCAAGGCTTGAAGAAATATTGAATAAATATAACGGTAAGTTGCCACGGATCCCGGAGCAGTATATTAACAAGTATATAAAAGTAATTTCTCAATGGTGTGAAATCACTGAAAAACTAAACTGGGAAGTCACAAAATATGGCAAAAGATACCGGAAATCAGCCTATAAATGGGAACTAATAACCTGCCACTCAGGTCGCAGATCTGCAGCCACAAATATGTTTAAGGCAGGCATTCCCATTTTGAAAATAATGTCCCTGACCGGACACCGCACAGAATCATCTTTCCTCAAATATATCAAAGTCACCAAAGAAGAAACAGCCATTTCACTGGCTTCACACCCATATTTCAGGAAGACCAAGCTGAAAATAGTCTGATAAGTTATTAACAATATCATTCAACGCTATAAGTATAAATACTACCCATAGTATAAAATACTGCAAATACAATTTGCCGGAATTTGTCGGAATTTGTTTTTTAAGAATTTAGCATTTAATACCTGTTGAAAACTTCGCGTCACTTACATTAGCATTATAAAATTTATAATGTAATTTTGCCCCCTGTATTCTGGCGGTGACTCGCCCTTGACATACCGAAAGGAACGAAACACTTGGTCGCCTGATCAAGTCGCCGTACATCCCGGGAACAATTCGAAATAGGAAACACTCACTTCACCAGAATCAATAAAAAACAAAACAAACCATTTTAACCAGTGGGGTTGTTGTTTTATTAATTGATTCTGAGATGATTGTAGAGAGTGAAAATCAGCAAAAAATAGCTCAAATTATTGAAAAATGTGAGAACACCCCATTTTTCTCCCTTACTATTAGTGAGGTAGAAATCCTTATCAAAGCCTGGATTCGCCAGGTCCTTGAACAAAATCAACCCAAATCTGATGAACGTACATCACTTTTAACCAGGGCCGAAGTATGTAAAATACTTCATATCAGTTATCCTACAATTTTAAGTTACGAAAAACGAGGCCTTTTGATCGGCAAGAGAGTTGGTCACCGGGTTCTTTATGAATATACTACTGTGCAGGAAAGCCTGCATAAGATTAACAATGTTGAAGCACTCCCTGGGACGCCTACTCCTTCCAGGTCTGACTAATCCTGGGGGGTTGCTTCATTATACTTAAAAGATCAGATTATGGAAGGGTGGATTAAATTATATCGGCAAATACGTGAAAACTGGATTTGGTCAGATCCGGTAAAATTTAAATGGTGGTGTGACATTTTACTGCAAGTAAATCATGATGAAAAAATAGTGAAGGTGAATATAGGATTGAAAAATATTGAATGTGGAAGGGGGCAAAGTGTCATGAGTCTTCAAAATTGGGCAGAAAGATGGAATGTTTCAAAGGGTTGCGCACGGCATTTTCTTACTCTTTTACAAAACGATGGAATGATTAAGATAGAAAACGTTACAAAAAGCACACGGATAACTGTTTGTAATTATGACTTTTATAATCAGGTTACGCACGCACGAGAAACGCATGGTGAACGCATGGTAAACGCACCAGAAACGCATGGTGACCCAAACAAGAATGTAAAGAATGTAAAGAATGACAATAATGACAAGAAAGAAGAGTCGGAAAAAATTCCGGCATTGCCTAAACCTGATATTATAAATTCAATTATTCAAGAATTTAAAACCGTATTTCCTGAATATGTTATCACGACCCCCGGCAAAGAAAGAAAAATGGCGGGCAATCTTCTGGAAATATTCAAGAAACAATATCCTGACTTAAACTCTGATGAGATGTTAAAATCATTGCGGGCACATTTTGAAGCCTGCAAAAACATTCCTGATTCATGGTTGCGAGATAATATGAGTCTGGCGACAATGGTAAGTAAATACAATCCAATTTCTAAAATTCTGAAAAATGAAGGGAATAGCGGAGATAATAAGCGAGGAATTAAACCTTCTAACCGCGACTGGGATTAGAAGAATTCAATACATGCCATATAATATGGTTTTTGCTCTTCAGGTTGTTGAAAGGATAGCGAAAGGCATTGATGAAAATTTTGCCTTCACGATAGAAGCCGAAAAACTTTACCGGAATATGATTTTATTCTTTCATGGAGATTCACAATTTCCCGGCGACCTGAATAAAGGAATTTTATTGCAGGGACCTACGGGCACCGGCAAAACACTCGCGATGCAAGTAATGTCAATATATCAGAAAATTGATAATGTCAAATACATCATGAATGGTAAGATATATCGGATGAATTATGACGTTGTCAGTGTAAATGACATGGTAAATGGATTTATGAATAATGCTTTTGATGGCATACATATCTACTGCACCAGGTATGTGACATGCCTGGATGATATTGGAACTGAGATTGAGGAAGTAAAATATTACGGGAATAATCTTGATGTAATCAGCCATGTATTGTCTGAACGGTATGCAAAAAGACTATTGACATTCGGAACCACAAATTTCCCCATTGAAAAACTCGAAGACAAATATGGCGACCGGATTATAAGCCGTATGTATGCTTTATTCAATTTTATAGTCGTAAAAGACAGGGATTTCAGAAGACCAATTAAGAAAAATCAGAATTAACATGCCAATGATAGAAGAAAATAAGGAAGTAAGAAATTTATTCAAAAGTCTCTTTTTAAACCGGAGAAATTTGTCGAGGTCGCAATTGAGCTTTTGTGAATCAGCACAAAATCAATTCAAAAAGAGTAAGCAGTTGTCCGATAAACAGGTAAATATCCTGAGAGAGATTAAAAAATTTCTTCCGGGACAAGATGCAAGGGTAGTAAGTAATTTTCAATAATAACATTATGCCAGTCATAAACTTAGGAAAGCGGAAGCAGAGGGAGCGAACAGTTAACAAAGAGCTGTACCAGGATATCTATCAGGATCCACGCTGGAGGAAACTGAGGGCTGCAAAAATTGCCGAAAATCCTTTATGCGAGATCTGTGAAAAAAAGGGCAAGACGGTATTAACCCAGGAGGTACATCATATAAGGCCGTTCCAGACCGGCGCCACGCCTGCGGAAGTTGAGATATTGGCTTTTGACTTGGATAACTTGCAGTCTCTATGTACACCATGTCACAAAACCGAGGATCAGGAAATAAGACAAATAATAAGAGAGGGGACACCCGTCAAACTCTTTAACTCATTTTCAACTAAAAAAATCGTCGAAAATAAAGCTCCCCTCTCTTTATAAAATATTAAATAGCAGATTATGAGAATTTTATACAAAGTACCGGAAGAGTTTCACAGTAAAGCAAAGAAATTTATGACTGACTTAGTCCGGCAGCTTAACAAGGATGATCTTATAATCAAACTCGATACCGCCGCACTGATCTTACTGGGTGACGCATATAATAAATATTTTGAGGCTCAGGATATACTCTTACGGGAAGGGTTTATGCTAAAAGACAAAAATGATCATCAAAAACCGCATCCGGCCTTAAAGATCTGTCATGAGTCTCAAGTTGAGGTCATGAAACTTCTTATTGAATTCGGACTGACGCCAAAAAGGCGGAAAAAGGCTGTTATGCCAGAGAAAAAACAAGAAATGGCGCCGATTGATAAATACATCAATGATCACAGGGAAGTGCGTTAATGGAAACTGTTTACAAATATTGTGATGACATTCTTACCCTTTTAAAGGTCAGGATCCCGAGCGGGATCCATGTAAGAGGTGCTGTAATACGCTTCAAGCAGGATCTCCGGAGGTCTGATCTTGAATTCCGCCCTGAAGCGGTGCAGAAAGTCATTGATTTTATTTCACACCTAAAGCATTTCACCGGTGAGTTCGACGGCAAATCTTTCATATTGCAGCCATGGCAGGTTTTCATAATTGCAAACTTGTACGGTTTTTACTGGAAAGATACGGTAAGGAGCGGGAAGAACATTGCTGGGATTACGATTGAAGGTCCCAATATCGGGAAACGCCGGTTTCAGACTGCTTATATCGAACTGGGGCGGAAAAATGGCAAGACTGCATTTTCAGCAGCCCTGAGTCTATATCATTTGGTAGCAGACAGCGAGGCAGCTGCAGAAGTGCTTATTGCAGCCAATAGCAAGGACCAGGCGAAGGTCTGTTTTAATACCGTCCGCGGTTTTGCTAAAAGCTTTGATCCTTCAGAAAAGTACCTTAAGAAATTCAGAGCCGATATTATTTACCCTCAGACAAATTCTTTCATAAAGACACTGGCCAGCGATAGTAATAAACTCGATGGCTATAATTGCAGCCTCGGTATAGTCGACGAATACCATAGTGCGCCAAATTCCCTGGTTCGTGATGTACTCAGGAGCTCCCAGGGAATGCGTAAACAACCATTGCTGATAACGATAACGACGGCCGGCTTCGACAAATCGCTGCCATGTTATGAGCTCCGGACCGTCGCAACTGAGATTATTGCCGGCGTAAAGCAGGATGACAGCTTTTTCGGTATCATTTACTGCATGGATTTGGAAGATGACTGGAAGGATGAAAAAAACTGGATAAAGTCTAATCCGAATCTGGATGTCACTATAAGTAAGGATTTTCTCAGAAAACAGGTTTTGCAGGCTGTCAATAACCCGGCTGATGAGGTCGGAGTCAAGACTAAAAATCTTAACATTTGGTGCGACACAGCAACCACTTGGATCCCGGATGAATATATTTTGAAGGCAACTAAAAAGCTTAAAAAAAGTGATTTCAAGGATCTGGATTGCTATATCGGCGTTGACCTATCAAGCAACCGGGACCTGACAGCCGTGGGTTATTTGTTTTTTAAGGATGAGAAATATTATTTCTTCGTCGATTATTACCTGCCTCATGACAGCCTAAAAGAACGTCCTGACAAAGAACTCTATTTTGACTGGCATAATCACAAGTATCTTAAAAGCACTGCAGGAAACGTCGTCGATTACGATTACATTTTGAAAGACATCCTTGAAGTTTACCAGAATACTAATATCATAAAAATCTATTATGACAAATGGAATGCTCTTGGCTGGGCAGTAAAGTCAACAGATGAAGGATTGCCCCTGGAACCATTCAGTCAGGCTATCGGAAATTTTAATGCCTGCACAAAGGAATTTGAAAGACTGATCCTCAGCGGTCAGGTTGTTTTGGACGATAATCCCATAACCAGGTATTGCCTCCGATGCGTCGAGCTCAGGTATGATTTCACCGGCAATTGCAAACCATCAAAAGCCAATGAAAAAAAGAAAATTGATGGCGTGATAGCCATGCTGCAGGCACTGGCAGCATATATGAATAATTCAAATAGTGTTGGAACAGGAATTTATTAAAATTTAAAATATGGAAAATTCGGGAATTTACATTGCAAAATCTGTTCATGAGCCGGAGAAAGCTTTTATTTTCTCCGCTGTTGATAAGGATCTCTGCTGGAACAGGCATATCGAAAGTCTTTCCCTGGGAAGACATTACGTAAAAAAGCTCCAGGATCATGTGAAAAAGAATCCTGACGATGAGTTTATTGTTGAATTGCTCTGGCCCTGCCAGAAAGCTGATTTTGTAAGATTTCAAAATCATTTCATTAAGAGGCTCAAACCCTTTTTCAATCCAAAACAAAAATGAAGTTAACAGATATATTTGGCATCTTCCGGAAAAAGGAGAAAAGGGCGATATATGAAGCCCCTATTGACAGCGTGGGACTTCCATACGCCTCAATGCTGGCGAGCCCATTGAGCCTCCAGACTTCAATGCAACTTAGTGCTGTCTACAGGTGTGTTGAGGTAATTTCAGATGCAATGGCCTCACAGCCCTGGGAGATCCTTGAATTTAACACCAAACAGGGCTGGATCGCTAATCCTTTCCATAGTTCATATTTTCTTATAAACTTCGAACCCGCACCCTCCATTTCCAGGCACACGTTCATGAAAACCTTAATGGCTAAAGTATTACTTGAGGGCAATGGCTATGCTATAATAAGAAGAGACAACCGCGGGGATCCTGTCAGGCTGGACCTGGTGGGTGGGCTGGTAACAATGTTCAAAAGATCAAACGGGTCAATTTATTACCTGGTTGAACATCCTAATTATGAACCGGTTGAAACTGAATATGTGGAAGGCCAGGACATGATTCACATCCTCAATTTTTCCTATAATGGCTATTTAGGCGTTTCGACCCTGACTCATGCAGCCAATACCATGACAATTTCCACGGCGGCAGAGGCCTCAGCAAAAGGCTTTTTCTCTTCCGGTGCAAATATGTCAGGGATCCTTCAGGCCGAAGGCAAGATGACACCAGAAAAGGCAGCAAGTTTAAAAGCATCCTGGGCCGCAGCATTTTCAACAGCTTCAGGAACTCCCGGCGGAATTGCGGTCATGGAATCAGGGTTGAAATTTGATCCTGTGACTGTTAATCCCAGAGACGCGCAAATGCTGGAAACCCGAAAATTCAATATAGTGGATATATGCCGTTTCTTTGGTGTCTCCCCCTCAAAGGTATTTGATAGTGAAAACCTGACATATTCAAATATTGAATCCTTCCAGCTTGGTTTTCTGACAGATACCATAAGCCCCCTGGATGCAAAGTTTGAGAACGAATTTAACAGGAAGCTTTTCCGCCCTTCCATGCGGGCCCGCACACAACTAAATCTCAATATAAACGAATTACTGAGAGCAAATCTTGACGCTAAGGCAAACTATGTCAGCAAAATGTTTCAGGCCGGCGGTTATACTGTCAATGAGGTCAGACGAGAATGCCGAAACCCGCTGTCGGATAATGAAAATGCAGATAAGCCTATGATACAGGTTAACATGATGCCGGTTGATAAGATCGGCCAGAAACAACCAAAAATTGATAATAAAGTTAAAACTACTGTGGAGGAATAGAATAATGACAGCAAATGAATGGTTGGAAGTAATGCAGAAAGCAAATAATTTTCCGAAAGGAATGGAAAGATTAATTGTAAAATATGGTGAAATGAAACTTAAAGAGATAAGAGGGGAATCAAAACCAATAAGTGAAATCGACCAGATTAAAGAAAAATACGGTATTACTGATAGTGATATTGATGCCGCCGTAAAAATATATGTTAATGGCAAAAAAGAACAGGAAGTTACCCCTTCCGACATTGAGGCATGGGTATATAAAAAAGTTGGAGAAAAATATAAAAATTTAAACCCTATTATTTGGGCAGAAGACATAAAATATGAGATTAATTATCATATTGAAATAGTAAAAGCAGTATTAAACGGTGAGATAAAACATATTGAATAATGACAGCAAAGAAAGAAAAATCACCAATGAGCAAACCTGAGTTTTTTGAACCCAAATTGAAGGAATCAAAAAAAGAGCGGCAAACATTCACCAAAGAACAGGTGACTGAACTTCTTAAAAAGCAAATCACAGCATGTGCCAATTCAATTCAGGTCAGCAATCAAATTGAATATAATGCGAAGAGAAAAATAATGTTGACAAAAATTGTGGAGGAATAATTATGCCATATCCGGATGAAATAAAAAATATAACAGCTGACAGGGAGACAAGAAGTCTTCCGGCCGAGATGGCAGAGGTGAGAGCAGAGAAAGATTCCAGACGAATTGAAGGATATGGGATTGTTTTTAATAGTCTTTCAAAAGATTTGGGAGGATTCAGAGAGATTATAATGGACACATCCCTTGACGGTGTTCTGGAGAAATCTGATGTCCTGGCAGTATTGGACCATGACAAATCAAGAGGCGTTATGGCACGGAGTAAAAGAATGAAAGGCACTCTGGAACTTAAGGTCGATAAAAAAGGGATGAAATATGCTTTTGATGCTCCGACATTTGACCTGGGGAACCAGGTGCTTGAGAATATCCGCCGGGGTGATATCACAACCTCATCTTTTGCCTTTGCGGTTGCAGAAAATGGCCAAAAATGGGAAAAGAAAACCGATGGCAATTACCTGAGAACAATATTCAAATTTGAACAAATCTATGATGTCTCCCCAGTTTACCGCGAGGCATATTCAGATACTACAGTGGCAATAAGGAGCCTTGATACTTTCAAAAAGGATGAAATACCTGATGAACCTGGTAATCCGGATCCGGCAAACACCGGAGCTGAGAATTTACCAGCAGAGAAAAGGATCTTGTCTGATGAGGAAAAGTATATGAGGCAACTCAATTATAAATTTAAAATTACAAATAAATGAAAAATTTCAATTTTATTATTAAGGCTGGCTTACTCATCCTTTATGCGGTTATGGCAATCTTTTTTATCACCAGCGGCCATGATCCGGGGCTTATCATTCTGCCAGCGATAATGACAGCCCTCGAAATTAAAGACGCTAAAACGATTCTCCTGGATGTCAATGATGATATATTCAAAAAGGCAGACGCGGAAAACAGAAACATGACCGATAAGGAGAATCAGACAATACAAGAAAATCTGAGAAAACTCGCAGAATTGGAGCTTAAGCTCCAGTCGGAAACCTTTAAACTGGATCAGGGAAAGCCGATAGCGCCAAAGATGATAGTCGGCGAAAACAGGGAGAAATTCAGTCTTTTCAAAGCTATCAATGAGATGGTTGAACATCGTA